TCTTTTGCACCAGAAGATTATAAATGAGAAAAAGCCGCATTTTACGCGGCTTTTTCCCGTTATTTCGGCAATCCAAGCGCCCCGGCCGTCCTGCTTGTGCCCGTCGGGAGGCCGCTCGTCACCGTCCCGCTCTCCAGCCTTGCCCGTACACTGCTGCCCACCGCGGTAGAGTACGGGTTTTTATACGGCTTCCAGCTCTTGTTCTGGATCTGCCACAGCGCCGCGCGCTGCTCCTGCGTCAAGCCGCTCACGGAGTCGATCGCCGCTTTTGCCATGCCTGCGTTCAGAGATGTCTTGCCGTACTTTTCTTTGATTCCCTCCGTTGCTTCATACACTTCGACGTATTTCTCCGCCGGCACGTTCCACTGGCGCACCGCCGAGAATTTCACGGCGATGGAATCCGGCATGATCGCCTGCACGGCCGCCGCTGCCGTCGCATCGGAAACGCCGCTGTCAACGATTGCTTTGTATTTCTGCATAGCGGTCACGCTGTCCGCGCCTTTCTCCGGGGTCAGTGCTCCAATCGTGCGCGCGAGTGTTTCCGCCTCGCTCGTGCTGACGCCCGCTCCGGTGATTTTCTCATACGTTTCGGCCTTTGCCTGCACGCCGGAGTAAAACACCAGATTGCTTTTCACGGCCGTCTTCTGGGCGTCAGAAAGGTTCATGCGATCCACCTCCGCTGCAAACTCGACCGCCTTTACGGACGCTTTCTCGTCATCCCGGTTGATCCGATCGTAAACGTCGTAGCAATCCATGATGCTGTCCCACGACATTTTTTCCGATCGCAGCGCGCTGAACTTCACGTCCTTTCCGTCGCCGATCATGGCCGAATAGATCTGCTGTTTGTATCTGTCCGGCAGATCCGCGTTGCGGATCGCGTCGCGCTTCGCTTTTGCCGCCGCCTCCGGGTCGTCGTCGTCCACACTGCGCACGGCCTGCATGGTTTCGTACACGGTCTTTTTATCCGCCCCGCTGGCGACGATGTCCCGATACGCCTGCGTCTGCTTCGCGCTCAAGCTTCTGTCGCCGGATGCATAGAACTCGTTCGCGTCCTGCGTCGCATTCGGCCCGAACAGCACCATCTGCGTTCCTTTCAGCAGCCCCTTCGGCCCACTCGTGTCCACAGGATACTTCAGCCGCTCGGAGTCTCCATACCCGGAATATGCACCGCCGCGCATAAGCGTCTCGACGCCCTTGCCGGTCTTATAGATCTGGTTGCCCATCGGCAGCCATGTCTTCAGCTCCTTCGGTGCGTCCTCCGCCAGCTTCTGCGCCGCGTCTTTGCGCGTGTCCGCATCTTTCCCGAACACAGCGGTTTTTGCATCGGAAAGCGTATTTACCGGAACTGTCGGCAGCGGCATGTTGCTGTCACTCGCCCCCGCCATGGAAAGCGCATTTGAGATAAACGGCAGGTCGCCGGATGCTGTATACCGCAGCTGGTCCCACGCCGCTTCCGTGTCAAATTTCTGCTCCGGCTTTTCCGTTCCGAGTTCCCGTTCTCCGGTCGCCGCTTCCAGCGCGTTGTCCAGTGCCGTCAGCAAGTACTTGTTCGTGCTCAGTCCCTCGCCTGCGCCGATAGCGCCGGTCACATATCCGATCACGTCAAACGGCGCCGGCGTGCCTCCGTAGATCCATTCTGTCAAGCGGTTGAATAGGAACGCTTCCAGCAGGTACTTCATCGCCAGCCCCGCAAACTTCTTCACGGCGACGTTCTTCCCCTGCGTCTTTGCCATCGTCTGAAATTCCATCGGCAAGTCGTGCGAGATATGACTCCATGCGTTGGCAACCTCGAGCTGGAACGTCGTCAGCGCCTTTGAGAAAACGTTTTTATCCTCAAACGCCATCGGCTTCGCGCCCTGGATGCGGTTGCCCACCATCCTGCTGGCATATTCATCTGCCGCCCTCATGGCTTCCTCGTGCGTTGCGCCGTTTTTCACTTCCTGCAGGTATTTTGCACGCACGATCACGCGGCTGGCCACATCGTCCACTGCTTCGAACGGGATAGCGGCAACGTCCATCACCTTCCCCAGCCCCTTAGTTTCCGTCAGCTGGTCAATCCCCCGCTTACCGGTCAGGAAGTCACTTGCGCCTTCCCATCCGTCCGCCTTTGTCTCCCCGGTCACGATGTCCCGGACAGCTTCTGCGACGTTTCCCACGCCCACCTCCGCTGTCAGCATCGGGATCTGTGCCGTCTGGTTCAGTGCGGACGACAGGTTGCCCACGATGGTGCTCTGTCCGAAAATGGCCGAGAGCTTGTTTCCGAGGTTCAGGAAGTTACGCCCGAACTTGTCTTCAAACACGCGATCCACCTTTGTCTGCTTCCCTGCCAGCTTGTTCGTGTAGTCATCAAGTACGGACACGAACTGCCCGTACTTCGTCATTCCGTTGATGTTTTCAAACAAGCTGTCGATGTATTTGTCCAGTGCCGCGTCTGCCTGCTCCTCCGTCAGGCGCGTGCCCTCCGCGATCCGGTCCGCCGATTCCAGGAATCCGATTTTCTGCTCCAGCGATGCATTGTGCATCTCTCTCGCCTGCGCAATCCGGTCGCTGATTCCGTCCCGCGCATACTTCCCGCGAAAGTATTTGGACATTTCGCGCAGCTTCATGATGTCGTCCGTGTGGTATAGGACATTCGCCATGTAGTTGACGTAGGATTCATAACCGCCTACCGCATCATATTCCACGTTATCGTTGCTCGTTTTCGTGCGTTCAAGGAAGTACGGGTTCCACTGCTTTCCCGGCCGGAAGCTGTCCGTTCTGCCCGCGATGGCCGTCGGCAGCTCCGACACCTGCGCGTCGATCCCGATCAGTTTCAGGAACTTTGCCGTTCCCTCCTGCGCCTTCTCTGGCTGCATGTGCGGGGCGTATCCCTTCACATATCCGATCGGATCATACCCATGGCTCACAAGGAATTCGTTGATCAGGTTGTAGAATTCGTTATAGGCTTTTTTGTATTCCGCCGCCGCTTCTTCGATTTTATTTGCGTCCACGTCCGCGTCCTGCAGCCGCGCCTGCGTGTCCAGCCACGCCTTGTATCGCTCCACGAGCTCCATTTGCTCCCGCGGAATGTTCATTTCCGCAGCGGTCTTCTTCACGTCCGCGCTCGTCGCCGCATCCGCCACGCGCTTTCGCATATCCGGGTCCAGCTTGCTCACCTGGTCCGCCACCGCGGTCCCTTCGATCACTCGCTGCACCAGCGCGCTCTCCGATTCGCTCAGGTCGAACCCGCGCACACGGTCGAACATACGATTCACGAAACGGATCTTTTCTGCGGAGTTTTCGAGGATCGGGTCGAAGATCTCTTCGTTGATTTTCTTTCCCAGTTCCTTCCCGAATGTTTTCTCCGCGTTCCGCTGCATCGTGTTCGCCTGCAGGCTCAGCGCGCCGGGGAGTTTCCGGTCATCCGTCGTTCCGAACAGTTCCTCCAGCTTCCCCTGCCACTGCCGCTGCGCGGCGTATTTGCGGCTCCGGATTAGTTTTCCCGCGTAGTCGTTTTTCGCCATGTAGTAGTACGCGAGCTGCGTCACCTTTTCCTTTGACATGGTCGTCGGTATCTGCTCCGCCGTGTACGTTCCGCCCACAATGTTCCCGGCGCTGTCGAATGATGCCCCTTTTGCGATCCCCTGCGCAAATTCTTTCTCTGCCGGTGTCGGGTTCAGCTCCCGGATTTTCTTCTCGATGTCCCGGCTCGCCTTTTTGGCGTATTTCGCCTCTGTTACAAGGTCGTCCACGTTCGTGATCGGTGCAAACGGGTGGCTGATCTTCACGCCCATCTTTTCCGCGTGCGTACCCGGCTCCACAGGGTTGTCTCGCAGTTCCTGCCGCTTCGCCTCGTTCTCCTGTGCCTCGCGCATCACACGCACGTTTTCTTCCACCGCCGAGCCGCTCGTGTTTTCCCCGGTAAGCAACCCGTGCTCTCGTGTGTAGCCTTCGGCCGCAGTTCGTGCGCTTTCTTTCGCCTGCGTCTCTTCGGTCGGCAGCCCACGCACATCTGCAAAATTGTCGCTTTCCTGCGCGTTTGCCGTGCTTGCAACCGGTTCATTCACAATTTCCGCCTGATTTTGTGAATGAACTTGCTGAATTTGCGCATTCTGCTGCAAAATCTGTGCATTTTGTGATTCTGCCGCTCGCTTGATGGTCTCGCGCTGCTGCGCCTTGGTTCCGGCCAGCGTCTCTCCGGTCACAGTTTCAAATGCTGTCCGGAGCTCTGCATTTGCAAGGATCCTCTCCGCCTTGCTGTTCGTCACCTCGCCGCCCAGCAGTTCCCGCACCTGCGACTCCGCACTCACCTGCCCCATTGGCAGCTCGCGTGCTTCTGCTGTCTGCGTCTCCACGCTTGTCTGCTCCGCTGGCAGTTCGCGTACTTCTGTCACCTGCGCCGCCTTCGCTGGATTGTTGGCTTCCTGCGTGTTTTCCTCAACGGTCTGCGCCTTCGGCAGTTCCCGCACGTCGGCCTGTACGTTCCCCGCCGCTCCGCGCGCGAGCCCTGCGGCTTTTCCGACAATCGTCTGTCCTCCGCCGAGGATGCCACCGACGGTCATACCGAGTCCGAATTCCTTCGCGCCCGTCACGGGGTTGAGCACGGCGTCCTCGTCCTTCGTCGAAAACACCTTGTTCCCCTTATTGTAGGTCAGGTTTTGCAGCGCGCGCTCCAGCACACCCTGCACGACTTCTTCCTGACCTTCTTCCGCGGCCGACTTGATCCACGATTTCAGCGCGCTCTCACTCACCTGCAGCTCACCCGGCAGCTTCTGAATACCGCCGCCCACTTCGACCGCCGCGTTCACAAGCCCGTTGGCCATGGCAAACGCATTTGCTTCCCAATCCGATGCGCCGTCCGCTTTTGCGTTCTGGTAGTTCTGCCCGGCCACCTGCGAGAACGCCAGCCAGAAGTTTGGATCTTTCGCCATCGCCCGCGCCATCTGCTGCGCAGTGACTGCCGAAGTTTTCGCGTTTCCGACGATGCCCGGCAGTGTCGCGGCAGCCCCTGCTCCACCTGTTGCAAGCTGCGCTTCCGCACTCCCGCCCATTGTCATCATCGCCATGATTGCCTGCGGCAGTGCCGCCACGGTCGACGTGCCGATCTCGTCGGCGATCTTCTGCCCCTTTGTGCCATTCTGCGTGTTTTTGCCGTAGTATTCCTGCGCGGCGTCCGCGATCTGCTGCTGCGCCTCTGCCAAGTTGGAAAGGGGGTTGTTCTCCCAGCCCAGCTCTTTCAGCGCGTTTCCCGGCAGCCATCCGAGCGTCTGTGCAAAGCCGTTCGCCGCCTGCGTCACGCCCTTCCACAGCATCCCTTGCCCCATTTTCTCCTCATTGGGTCGCTCCGCGACTTTCTCATTTGCGGCCCATCTCTGGATGTCCGATGCGTCCCACTTTCCCGCAGCCTGCTTCGCAAGATCCGCCGCGCCTTGCTCGAGATTATCCGCAGTGTCGATTGTCTTGTCAAAGACCGTCCTCGGCAGGTTGCCAATAGCGTTTAAGTATTCCTTCGCGTCCTTCGTGCCGAGCTTCAGGTACTCGCCGAACGAAAGCCCCTTCGGCAGCTCCGGGTTCTGCGTTTTCTTCTTTTTCTTTTTCTCGTCGAAATGCATCATCGCGTAATGGTGCACCGGCTCCGCCGCCTTCGCGTTGAACGTCTGCATAAACTCGCCGGTTGAAAGTGTCCCCCCCGATGCAGGGAGCCCGCCCGCCCCCTGCGTCTGCGTTTTCTGTGTTCCTTTCTTCAGCCCATACTTCCGCATGAACTCTCCCGTCGACATTGCCATGATGTACCCCCTTAATCTCTGTACTGGTACTTCAGCCGGATTGCGCTGTCCCTGGAGATCAGGCCGTCTTTTTTCGCCTGGTCGATCTGCTCCCGGAGCTGCTTGTTCGTCCATCCAGACTGCTGCGCCTCAGCCAGCTTCGCCGCAAAATCGCCAGATGTCCAGTCCTGCGTCTCCTCGGTTTCTTCCTGCGTCTCCGCCGGTGTATAGCTGTAATCGCTGTAGCTATAACCCCCGCCGCCTCCCGAGCTTCTTGCGCTGGTGCTCGCCGCCTTCAGCGCGTCATACTCTGCCTTCATTGCCGCGATCTGCGCGTCCGTATACAGGCGGTTGCCGTTGCCGTCCGTCACCTTTTCATATCCGGAGAAGTCTCCGTACTTTGCCAGGTTGTCCGCCGCCGCCAGTGCGTAGCTGATCTCCTGCTGTTTCCTTTCCAGCTCCTTCTCCCGCTCGTAGTTTCGCTGGCTCTGCAGCCCGCTCATGATGCTGCTGTAGTTGGTCAGGTAGTTGCTGCGCGCCGTCTGGTCAGCCTGCGTTTTTGCGATCTGCCGCTGCAGCTCCGCCTCGTTCCCGGCCACATCCAGTGCCGTCATCGCGCTTGCGCGGCCGCCCTCGTTTTCTCGCAGCGCCTGCTCATACGACAGCCTGTTTTTCAGCAGCGAGCTCTCCGTGGCGCCGCCCGTGTACCCGGCCCCGGCCAGTTGCTCCGGAAGTGCTCTCTGCGTTTTCATCATGTCGATATAGAGCTGCCGATCCGCGCTGTCATACTTTTTTTGTGCTTCCTCTTTCTGCTGCTGGAGCTTCAGCATCGCAAGCTCGGTCTGCTTTGCGCTCTCCGTCTCGTTCGCGCTCAGCTGCTGCTTCAGCTGCTCCTGCAGCATGTTCATCGCGCTCTCGAGGTAGCCGGTCTCCTGTGCCTTTTCCGCCGCCGTCCGGTATCCGCGCTCCAGCTCTGCACGCTGTGCGTCGTCGTAGTCCGTCGCGTATTTCTGGTAGGTGTATTCCGGCTGATACTGCGTCATGCCCTCGCCCGCGATCTTCTTGTTCCGCTGCTGCTCGTAGTAGGCTGCAGCGGCGTAGTCGCCGCTTTTCGCCGCCTTCTCCGCCATGCCGGCGTAGTCTGCCCCCACGTTGTAGCTCGGCGTGTATCCGCTCTCGAGTCGATCCATTTCCTCCTGCGTGTACTGCTTTGCATACTGCGCGTACAGGCTCGACGGGCTGTAGTCCATGCCCTCCCCGGCGATCTTCTTGTTCCGCTGGCTCTCGTAGTACGATGCCGCACTCATGTCGCCGTCCGCAGCCGCTCGCTGCATATATTTTGCATAGTCCGTGTCCTTGTTGTAGCTCGGTGCAACGATGCCGGTCTTTTTCTGCCCGTTTTCGTCGATGTAGCTGGTGGTCTGCCCTGCGTCCATAGTAGCCTCCTTATTGTTTTCCCCGCCGGGTTCTCCGGCGGGGATGCTGTTATTTATGTTCGTCCGTTTTGTCCTTCAGCTTTGCCAGGCAGTCCGTCAGGAACTTCGGCACCGGAGCGCCCAGCCTCGCCGCATTTTCTGTGATACTGCCCAACTCCGTCACAATATACCAGATAGCCACCAGCGGCAAAAATGCCGTTTTATATGTAAACGGCAGCTCAAATCCCAATCCGCCATAATTGATGATCGCCGACAGGGCCACATCCAGCAGTAGTGCCACGAGCATGGCCACGATGCTGCCCAGCTTGTGCCACAGGCCGGCGCGCGCCACCGCGCTATCCCACGTGCCGGTCGACAGTGCGGCCCACGATCCGGTCGCGTAGTCCAGGATCATTGCGGTCAGCCAGATCACCACGAGCCAGCCTGTCCACCCCCAGAAAGCCGTCATGCCGGCCAGTACGGCCGAGATAGCCGCTTTCAGTTCCATTGCTTTGCTCGGTGCATTCATGCTTTGCCCTCCTTTTCCTGCGCATCCACCATCTTCTGCGTGATCAGCAGCGTGCGCAGCATATCCAGTGACAGATCCAGCTTGCCGCCGCCAGTACCGGCCAGTGCGCCGCGATCCACCAGACGCTGCACGCCCGCCTGCGCCCAGCCGGGCATGTCCTTGATCGTCTCGTACCGGGGGTTGCGTGCCGCTGCGTACTTGGCGCCGACCACAAGGCCACGGATCATATCCATGGACAGATCCAGATTGCCGCCGCCCACGCCGCCGAGTGCACCCGCATCCACCAGCGCGCGCACCGTGTCCTGCGCCCAACTCGGAACTTCCTCGAGCGTGTTGTACCTCACCATGTCATCCTCGTCCTCCTCATTCTCATTTTCGTTCATTGCCTCGGCGACGTCGCGCCGAAAGCCGTCCATCGTGTAGCCCATATCATATGTGCGCCACAGCAACTCGGGGTCTGCGTGGTTGCTCGCCACGCCGCGCCGGTGTCCCTCGGCGTGCCCGATGATGACGCCATCCTGTGCCGGGTCAAGTTCGTACTGTTTACACAGCTCAGCAAACAGCTCCACGGCCGTGTGGTATGTACCCGCGATCTGCTCCGCTGCCTCCGCGTAAGTCATGCCCGCGCTCGGCTCGGTCATCTCTACCCCGATGTGCGTAGAATTGGCGCTCCCGCCGCAGTGCCAGCCGCGCATCTCCCACGGCAACGTCTGATACACCGTGCCGTCTGCCTGTACAAACGCATGCACGCAGACGGACGCACCGCCCGGCTGATACTGGTTAAAGCTGCGCGCAAATACCGCAGCAGACGGCTGCGCGCATCCAACGCTGTGCAGCATAATGCCCTGCGGCGTCAGCGGCGTCGCTGCCTGATAGCATTTGTTTTTGACTGCAAACGCCTGAATAATCTGCATTTCATTGCCTCCTTTACGCGCCACAAATAAGGTGGCCGCCGATCAGCTCGCCGAACTGTCTACGTCCAAAGTCGTTAAGGTGTGTGCCGTCTGACAAGTATGCGCTAGCATTAACGGCATTGACCCCAAGCCGCTTGTACCCATCAATCGTCGGCAGATTATGCTCTTCCGCAACAGTTTTCATGGCATAATCGTATTCCGGCAGTGTTTTTTCAAGCGTGTTTTTATAGGTTTCAGCGCCCACTCCACCCCATGTCCTATACAGGGGCAGAGATATAAATATTTTGATTTTGGGGAAGGCTGTCAAAAGTTTTTTTATGGAATAACGCAGTGCGCCGCATACTGTGTCTGTGCTCAAAAGATTTGCCACATCGTCAAGCGGTACATTGGCAGCAAAGTCGTTTGTCCCATAATGGATTACAACGGCATCAACAGATGCGAAGTCGATGGACTTCAACACATCCAGTTGACTTGCAAAATAATCCGACCCGCTTGGCGCTTGTGCTTCTTGCGTGGAGTAGTTCCCAGTCGATACCGCATCGGCCAGCGCCCACATGGAAAATGCTGCGTACCCGTTAGTCGGGTGCTTTGCCATTCGGCATCCACCAAAACCGACATTGTACACCTTTGCGCCGGTATACTCCGCGGCATAAGCCGTGACGGATGTTTGGTCGCGCGTCATTCCGATCAGACTGTCGCCAAAAACAACGATTTTTCTACCCGCCAGCATTAGTTCGTTAACAGCAAAGTCAAGATTGTCCTTTGAAACTTTTACTGTTGGCCTCAGGCGCATCACCGTTTGAGTTGATTCTTTAATTTCCTCGTTGACAGTTACGATGGAATCCGCAGACGAAGTAGTAACTCGCAAATATTTGAAGTCTTGCCAAGCATAGTAGTTAATCGAAGACGTATCCCACGTTAAAACATCTCCGTCTATGGTAAGACCGCCGTAAGCAGCGCTACTTTGCATTCCGCGGATATACTTGCCTATACCGGCACTTACCGCCTTGTCCGCTTTGTAAAGTGCTACTGCGTTGTCGAGCGAAAAGCTTGCAGTGCTGGGGTCTTTAATGCGTACTACATCGCCTTTTTTTACGGGAATAAAGCCGCTGGTGAAACTGCTTGCGGAAGCCACAGACCCGTCTGAATGAAGTGCTCCGGCCTCATACCCGACGCCATTCAGAACAGCGCCAGATGCGTCCGTGCTGATCGGTATCAGATTTGTGTAAGCGGGCAGCACTTGCGTGGTTTCCGTTACGATCTTTTCCACGGAAGGAATATCGATGGTCTTATCCGCACTCCCGTCGTATGTGACGCTGTTGCTTCCGCAGGTGACGGTCAGCGCGTTCGGGCTCGGCAGCACGGTTGGGATCTGCGAAATGATTTGCTGCGACGCAATTTGAAAAGCCGCATACTGCACCAGATCAGTAGCATGATCCGGGTTGTATACCTTGTCTGCCGTCACCTGCCCGGTGATGCCATCGAGCTTGGTTTTGTCGTCCTTAGACATCAGGCCGTTGGCGGACACGGTCGCTACTGCTGTTCCGGCTTTGCCGTCCAGCGCATCATCCACATATTTCTTAGTGGCAATCTGCATATCGGAAGTGGGGGCAGATGCCATGGTTTGCTGTTCTAATGCCCCACCGTTGTTCAGCATTATTTGCGAACTTTCTTTTGTCCATGCCGGTGCGTCCTCATCGGTAAGGTTAAGGCTGCTATAGTATACACGCCCGTTTGAAGCAATAAGGAACGCTGATATCCATCCTCTGTCAGCTTTCGCACAAACCATTAGGGCGGGTGAAGGGATGGGTTCGCCGCTGGAATCATTCCCAATGTCAGCAATTACATTGCAAAGAGCGCCGCTACCTGCGACCGAATAAATGTCAAGTCCATGGTCACTGGCATTATACATTTGGTTAGCGTAACCGCCACGCATGGCGGCAACATTCTCTCTCGCCTGTTTCTTCTGCTCGTCGGTGAGCGTCTGCGGAGTGTAGAGTACAGCATCGGGCGAACCGCCGGACGGCATATCCGCCGGACTCCACGCAGTGGGCACGCCGGATGCGTCCACGGCTGTGATTTTGGCGATCTGGCCGATCGTCGCGCCGGTGATGTCCATGCCCGCGCCATCCCTGCCGGGAGCCCCGGCAGGGCCAGCCTCTCCGCGAGGCCCAGTAGTACCAGTGTCGCCTTTTTCCCCTTTTTCGCCGCGTGACGGCTTGCCGGTGTCTGTCGGGCCGATATACCAGTTGCCATTGTCGCCGATCGTCGGTGTGATGCCGCCACTTGCAACCTTAGCCTTCACATATCCCACAGTCGCAGCCGCATTGGTGTCTGCGTCGGTCGGCGTTTTTACGCCGACCAGCTTTGTGGGCTGACCCTCGTTCGCGTCGGAAATATCGAGCGTGAAGTCACCGCCAGTTCCCGTTGCCGAAAGAGAAACACCAATGCCAGCGTCCTGATCGGGAGGCGTAATAACCATGTAGTGCTGAATGTTCGGGGCAAGAGAACCTAGAGCGTCAATGTTCTTACGCGCTTGAAGTTTCTGCGGGTCAGTCAGCGTCTGCGCAGTATACTGGACGGCATCGGCAGTGCCGCCACCCGCTGATACACCGGTATCTGTATCGCCGAGATACCAGTTGCCGTTGCTGCCGATGTGCGGCGTGATGCCGTCCGCACCAGCAGCTCCCGGTTTGCCGTCCGCGCCATCTTTACCGTTCGTTCCGTCCTTGCCATTCGAGCCGTCAGCGCCCTTCGCTCCGTCTTTTACTACGAACTCATGCGAACCTTTTGCGTCCGTAATGGTCACTTTCGTGCCACCGGTTGTGGCAGCGGTCGATACTGTAGGCGATACGCCGTCCTTTCCGGGATCACCCTTTGGGCCTTCGATCACGACAAGCGGCGTGTCAACAGCCGCATCTACTTCTTCTCCAAACACATCGAGGATCTCGGCTTCGATTCTGTCGCTCATTCCATCAGCTCCTCGTCCGTGCAGTCCAGCACTTTGATTTTCGGGTTTTTCTTCGGCTTCAGGATGTTACCCGCGCCCTTGAAGTTGCAGGTGATCTCCAGCTCCGCCTGCCCCACGTCGAGGGACAGCGTGTCTTCCTGCGTCAGTACCAGCAGGAACCGGTCATTCGCGGTGTCGTACCGCACCGCGTCCGGCCACGTCTTGCGCACACTGTCGCCGAGCTTGAACGCGATCTCATCCACATTACCAAGCGGAAACACGTTCATATCGTTGAACTTCACACGCACGGGGATGATTTTTGCTTCACCGCGTTTGATGTATGCCATTGCTTTTCACCTCACGCCATGTACCAGCCGGACACGTAGATCTTGCAGTTACCGGACGCCCGCACACCTTCCGGGATCGGCACCACAAGCTGCCCGCCGGAGTTAAAGCGGACGCTCGGGCTGTCCACCCACATGTCCCAGCCCTGTACGTCTTTGTATACGATCCGCGCCGTCAGCACAGACGCCGCAGGATCTCGCAGCATTCCGTCCGCCCCTGCATCCGTTCCCGGTCGCTGATAGGCTTCACCGCCGGAGAACCCGACCACGATGTCGTGCCCGACGTCTGCTTCCGCAAGCCCGGTCATGTAAAGCGAGCAGAACATCATTCCGATCGCACGCATATGCCGGAACACCGCAGTACTCACGCTGCACACCTTGCCGCTGGAGATCACTTCGGTCGAGATGTCTACGTTTGCCACCAGCGCCTTGTAAGACACCTTCTCGCCGGTCACAGCTCCGGCCGCGATCTTTTCCGTCGTGACTGCCTTGTCGGCCAGCGCGCTCGTCACAATCGCGCGTTCCCCGATTTTGCTGCTTCCGATCGTATTGTTTGCGATCTTGTCCCCGGTCACGGCGTAGTTTTTGATGTGGCGCTCTTCGACCGCGTAGTAGCCGATCTTGCTTTTTGTCACGGCCCCATTTGCGATCTTCGACTCCTCGACGGCCGCGTCTTTCAGGCGGTACTCATCTACAGCGCCCCACTTGATCGCATTGGTGTCTACCGCGCTCATTGCCAGCTTGTCCGCCGTGACTGCGTCGTCCGCGATTGCGGCCGTGCCGACTGCGCCGTCTGCAATCTTTGCCGCCGTTACGGACGCATCTGCGATTCCGCTCTGCGAAACACCGGCAATCTGGCTCTGCACATTCTCGATCGCGTCCTGCACGTTATCAGCGTTGACCGCGGTCGTCTTTTCAAAGCCGACGTTTCTTGCCGCCGTCGCAAGCCCAAGCTCCTGAATCAAGCTCTTGAGTGCTCCCATCACTGTTTTTGCGTCCGCGTCAAACTGCGCTTTGAGCGCCGCGGCCTTCAGCCGCTCGATGCGGTTCGGGTAATTGCTCAGCTTCGAGATCGTGCCGAGCACATCATCAGGAATTGTGAATGCCATTTGCGTCCTCCTTCTTCTCCCGCCCCTTCTCTGGACAGGCCGCATTCCTGCATACATAAACCGCCGCGCCGTCTTCGCCCCTGCGCAGCAGCATCATTTCAATGCCGCACGTTTTGCACGTCACATCATCACGCCCCCTTCGTCCTGCGGCGGCAGGTAACTCTCCGGAACAAGGCCACCCGTCAGTGCGAGTCCACCCTCTGTCGCTGTCTGCTGTGGCGTTTCAAACTGCTGGCGCCAGCCGTCGATGATCTCCTGCTTCTGCGGGATGTCCAGCACCTCCAGCTCTGCCGCCAGCACCTTGTAGTTCTGCGCGGTCACATTCATGGCCGCCAGCCCTTCCAACGCCTTAAGTGTCGCCTGCTTGCTGTGCACGATTCCGTCGCCGGCCGAAACGATCACGTCCACGCGCGGCCAGTAGTCATACTCTTCGCGCACGATCTGCCCGCTCACGCTGTCCACGATCGCCGGCATCGTCTCCGTGTAGTTCCCGGACAGATAGTCAAAGCTCACGTCTGACTCGCCTTTTTTCTTCGAGCCAATATAGATATGACGCGTCGTATCGTAAAACTCCTGTACACTCCAGTCGATCAGCTCGTACAGCCGCTCGAATCCGGCCGTTCGGTCCGCGGTCTTAATGTTGGCCTGCTCTTCCGCGTCCGAGCGCAGCATGGCCAGCGCTGTGGCCGTCGTCTGCCGCGTCGTCTCCTTGCCCTGGCTGCTGTCAAAGTTTCGGTTCGTGCGCTGAATCTGCTCCGTGATCCACGCTACGCTGTCCGCCGCGTTGCGCAGCGGCTGCAGTCCGCCGAGCCGCTGCACGCCGCTCAGCCGCCCATCGCGCACGACGATCTCTCCGCCCGGACGGTTGTCCAGCTCCGCCCCATCAGCCAGCGCGTTTTCCTCGCGCACGATCACGTCGTTGGACATCATCGCGTCATTGAGCTGCGCCATGGCGAGCTTTCGGTCGCCCATGTCGATCAGGTCCATGATCGCAAACAGCTCCGATTTGTTGTAAAACTGGTTCTCGTCCCGGATACGCCAGTAGTGCACGAACGGGAACAGGTGGTTCTGCCGGCAGGTGTTCTCCCAATAGTTCGGGATGTACTTCACTTCGTGGCCACCCACAATGATGGAACAGGCGACCGCCCCCGCTGGCACGCGCACACCGTTTTCCTCCGTCTTCTTCGGCTGCTTGAACCAGTGCTCGAGCACCGTCACCGTGTCGTCGTCCTCATTGATGGAGGTCGACAGGTCGAACAGGTTCAGATCCTGCGCATAGTCGTTTGACAGGATGTGTTCCGGCTCCATGCCCATCTCCTCAATCGCCTTGCCATACTGCTGCACAAACGCAACCTTGTGCATCCGGTACAGGTGGAACACATACTGCCCCGCCTGCAGGCCGCGTTCTCTCGCCGCCGGATCCGGGTAGATGCTCTCGACCGGCACATCATCCACGCGGATGTCTCCCTCGTTGACGCCAGTCATCATCGTCGGATCCCAAAACACTTTCCAGAATGCATCGCCCAGCTTGATCAGTCTGCGCTCGTTCGCCGTGTTCTTGTCCTTCAGCCGGTTGTTGTCGCACACGAACCGCGCCGCATATTCACGCTCCTTCGCCTTCTGCGGGTCCATGCCGTCGTCACGCCCGCGAAACTCCGGCTCCGGAACCGTCGCGCAGATCTGGCTTTCCACGTGAATAAACGCATCCGGCATCACCGACGGTGCAAACGGCATCTCCGCATCGGCATATGCCTCCTGCGTCTCACCTGTGATGTCGTGAATGAAGTTGTAGTAGTCGTTGTAGCGTTCCCAGTCCCGCTCGGTCGCCCTGCGCGCGCTCTGCGCCTTGCCGAACAGCGCCTGAATGGTCTGCTCCCTGTGCTCCCGGTCAGAATAGTCATAGCCGGTCACTGCCGGCCGTTCCCTGTCTTTCTTCCGTTTCAGCATATCCGCTCCTTATCGCTTTGCGAAGTTCCCGGCCACATAGTGCTTCGTGATTGCGAACACGCCGAACCCCTGCTCGTTTTCGCGGTTCACCACGATGATCTGCAGCCGCTTGTACTTTTTCACCTTCGTGTTGAGCATGATGTCCGTCGGCCCGTCGTATGTCTCGAACGTGAAATCCGTAAAGTCGATATCGTCCCAGTTGAAGATCGACCGATATCCGGACGCCACCAGCTTCTCGGCGTCCTCGTCCTTGACGACGTATACCGTTGCACTGGTCTTCTGGTGCGGCTTTATCGTCACGCTCGCACCGCGCTTGATCATCGTCTTGAGCACCGTTGCGTCTCCGTCATCGTCCACGCGCGTTGCCCAGATCGCCTCAATTGCCTTCCCGTCATCAGAAAAACGGCGCATATCGTCCCAGTCACTCGAGAACCTGCAAATCCGTCCATCATCTGTCCCGAAATACAGGTGCTCGTCCGCGCCATCCTTGCGCACCATCCAGCACGCCGCCGGAATGCCGTCCCAGTAGTATCCCTCGTAGATGTAGTCGCTGTTGCTCGCCCGGCGGTAGCTGCGCTCTTGCCGGCCGTCGAGCACATATACCACGCCGCCGCCAACGGCCAGCAGAAACATGCCATTCCACTGCACGGCCGCGCAGTCTGCGATCCCCCGCTCCTCCGTCAGCATCGCGTTGAGGTACCAGCTCCGATTTTGCGTCACGCGCCCGGAGGCGTAGTTGCTGCTCACCAGCGCATAGATCCCCGTCCCGCTCACAAACATTGGCTCATCGAGCAGGTTGGCAAAGCACCCCGTGCTCACCGCGCCGACGCCTGCCAGCGCCGCCTGCACGGTAAACACCGCCTTGCCGTCGCTGTCGAGCGTCCCCTTGCGGATCCACACGCTGCTGTCCTGCGCGTTTTCCTCCTTCACGATCCCGAGATATTCGCCGATCCGGCAATAGCCCATGATCTTCACGCCCTCGAGCCCGACGGCGCTGTAACTCAAATCTGGGATATACGTCGGGTCGTTCACGGCGCTCGTCCAGTCCAGGTTCGGGTGCTCCGGGTTGCCGGACAGCACGATGCGGTTCGTCGCGTTGATGCCGTATGCCGTGATGATCGTGCATTTCCCGATCCTGTCGGCATAGCCGCTCACGGTGTGCGGGTACTGGATGCGGACATTGTCCTCCTTGCCGGCCGCCGGCGCTTCCGGCGCCGCTGAGAAAGTCACGGTTCCGGCCGTCCGATCTTCCGTCCAGCCGCTCGTGATCTCCTTACCGTTGACCCACACACGCACGTCGCCCTCGGCGTCGATCACGTCGTCGAGCTGGTACACCGTGCTCGTCCCGTCGGCCAGAAACCGGTTTTCCCGGTATCTGCCCAGCAGGTTGATGTCCTCATACGGCTCGCCGCCGCCTGCCGGCTTGCGGGCGATCACCGTCACCGGGATATACACGTCGTCGCTCGCCGTGATGTCCGTCACCGTTGTGCCGTCGTAACGCAGCAGCTCCCCGCCGGTCACGATCCACAGCTTGCCGCCCAGCAGCACGCCCTGGCTTCTCCCGTCGTGGAGCCCGGTCATCAGCTGTACCGGCTCTGCGGCCGTGTCGTCCCAGCTGTACAATTTTGTCCCGATGTGGGCGACCGATTTCTGCGCCTCGCCGAACCGCGCCGTCCACATCCCGTGCACGGCTCCGCCGCCCACTTTGTGCAGCGTGCGCCAGCCGCAGCGTTTCTCCGGCATCCCGCCGGAATCTGCGACCATGTTGGTGCAAAGGGGGCTTCTCCGCCGGTCGACCAGGCACGGGTCCGTGGAAAAGTCCACGCCCTTGAACGTGTTGTAAATCGTTGTCTTGATATTGACTCCGCTCCTGCTCGCCATTGGTTAAGCCCCCCTGTAAAAGCTGTTTGTCACACCGCCGCCGCTTGCGCTGCCCGGAATGCGCGTGTCCAGAGATTGCAGCATCCGCTCGAACTGGTTCATATAGGCCGAGTAATCCACCACCAGATCCGGGAACAGATGCTGCGCCGCCACGAAAAACGGCATGGCCTGCGCGGCGTCCTCCGCCACCTCGAATTCCGTGTCGTCGGTCGTCTCCGCGTTGATCGTCTCCGGGATCTTGAAGTACTCCACCTCGATCGTCCCAGCCGTGTCCCGCTCGGGGATCACGATCTTGCTGCCCTTCCACCGGTATTTCCCCGTGACCTTCCCGTCGCGCCACACGCGGTACAGCCCGCCGAAGTTCCCCGGCATGCTGTATTCTGTCTTCCCTGCCGTGCGGTTGATCGTCTTCACGGCGACAATGCGCTTGACCATGGCCACGCGCTTTTGCGCGATGTCGAAAAAGTCCGCCAGCTTCAGCTCGATGTCCTTGTCCTCGGTCAGCTCGCCGCCCGAGGAATATTCGTCCAGCAGTTCGTAGACTTTCTTCTTTCCTTCGCCCAGCGTCATTTCTTCTTGCCCCGCTTGAGCTTCTGCACGGCTTCGGCATAGGTCATGCGCTTGCCCTTCGCCGGCTGCTGTTTCTGCTTTTTCATGCGTCCCTCCGTATACGGCAGCGCCGTCGGGCGCGTCTGCGCCCGGCGGCTTTGGTTGTCTCTATGTCAGTCCGGGTTTGAGAAGATGATCTGTCTCGCGTCGCCCCAGCCCAGGCCGAAATCGACGTAGCCCGTGAAGTTTTCCTTCAGCGGGTCGGTGTCGCCGTTGTCGAACACGGTCGGCCGCGTGATGTACACGATCTTGCACAGTTCCTTCATCAGGGTCGCATCGCAGATCGCCCACTGCTTTTTCGCAAAGCCCAGCGCGCCGCCTCCGATGACCATGTAGTGCATGTCATACAGCGGGTTGGCCGCGTTCGTGTCGTCGGCCGGGTTGCCGGTCGGGCGCAGCTTCGCGCCGTCGCCGCAGATCTTCTTCGCCGCGGCCTCGAGATCCGGGCTGACCAGCAGCGTGTTGTAGTCGGCCAGAAACGGCAGGCCGTCCGGCGTCAGCAGCTTGCCGCCGACCGTCTGCGCCTCCGTGATGGCGTCCACGCTCAGCGCCTTTTTGATCAGGTTGCTGTACGTTCCGGCCTCCGGGTCGGCGATGTACTTGCGGCCCTGGCTGCCCTTGCTGGCGCACGGGTGGTCAGTCGCGGCCCACGCCTTGCCGTCGCCGCCGGCATAATCCGCGTTGAATGCGTTGCCGAACATGCGCAGCGCGTGGGTGTACACGGTCATCGCGGCCGAGTCGCCGAGGCGCTTGCCCACCTTTTTGCACTCGCCGGTTTTATCGATCTTGGCCTGCTTGTAGCCGACCGGGATCGTCAGCGAGAACTCGCCCGGCGTGATGATGGTCTTGAAGCCGCGCTTCATGTCGCCCTTGTTCAGCTCGCCGGTGTATTCGCGCAGTTCGCCGTAGCCGCCCGTGCCGGTCAGCTCGAAGTCCACGCTGTTGCTGTTCTCCTCGCCCATGATGGCGAGCAGCTTGTTGAGTCGGTTTGCATAGGCAAAATCAAAGGATTTGCCCACAAACTTGTAAAGGTCAGTTTTCCATGCCTGATCCATTTTGCTTCCCCCTTATCTCAGTGCGTGGCTCTTTGCCACGAGTCCGATCTCGCCGTGCACGAGGTCGATCTGCACGACCTTCACCGGCAGCGCCGCCGTCGCCGTCAGCACCAGCGCCTGAATGGCCTCGTCAAAGTTGCCCTTGGCGAACATCAGCGGCGGGAAGATCATGTACTTGTCGCCCTCGCAGATTGTGCCACCGCTCGCGGTCGTGAGCGTCTTGCTCGTCGCCGTAAAGTCGGTGATGCGGCGCACACTGCCAAGCTCGTCGGTGTTGGTGCTGCTCGCGCCTTTTTCGACCAGCACGATGTAGCCGCCGTTGAGGTCGTCGTCCGCCAGCGTCGCAAGGCCAGTGCTGACAAAGGTCGTCGCGCTGCCGCTGGTCGCTGCCATCACCGGTGCCTTGCAGCGCATGATCATGCCCGGGTCGTCGTACACGAGGATCTTCGTGCCGTTGCTGCGCGGGTTGATCGCATCCTCGGTGCCGCTGTGGTTTTCCTTTGCCACGCCGAGGATCGCGCCGGTCTCGGCAGCCGTCGCCGCCACGACGAGGCCCTCGGCCAGCTTCACGACCTGCCCGGCCTTGATCGCGGTCGTCTTTGCAATGTCGTATTCGTGGACGCCGAAGGTAAAGCCGCCGTCCACGTTCTGGTATGCTCTCATGTGTTTTTCTCCTTTCAGCGCTCCAGGAACTCTTTTTCCGTCATTTTCAGCTCCGGATTGTTGCGGTTCCACGCCTCGAGCGTCTCGCGCTGCTCCGCGGTCAGGCCGCCCCCGGTCGAGCCCGTGCCGTTGCCGGCGCCGCGCGCATTGCGGCTGCTCGCTTTCGCGGCCGTTTCCTCCGCCACCGAGCCGACGAGGTCCAGATAGTCCTGATACAGGTCGGCCAGCGGCTCCACGCCGTAGCGCTTCCCGCAAAACCGCCGGAACTTTTTGTTCTCATCCAGTTTCTGCAGGTCGACCTTCGGGAATTTCTCCATGAACGCCTTCGCATCCGCCATGATAAACGTGCGCCGCTCATCCTCCCGCTTCTTCGCGTCGGCCTGCTCCTGCAGCTCCGCTCGCTTCTGCGCGGCAAGGCGCTTGTCCTCATCTTCCCGTCGGATATCCTCTTCGGTGCGCTGCTCGTCCTGTGCCCGCTGCCGGATCTGCTCGTCGTGAAAACGCTTGGAATAGTCCTGGAATTCCTTCCAACTGCCAAACGGCTTCCCGGTATACGGGTTCGGGATGCCCGTCGCCGCGATCTCCTCGTCGAACTTCCTGCGCATCCGTTCCTCGGTTTCCCGTTCCGCCTGCTTGCGTGCGGCCTTCGCCGCCGCGTTGAGCTCGTGCGTCTGCTTCTGGCCCCGGTCGCCGTCGCCGGGTTCTTCCGCGCTTTCGGCCGCGCCGCCTTCCGTCTCCGCCTGCTCCTGCCGGTCTTCGTTCCCGGCTTCCCCGCCGTCCTGCTGCACTTCGGTCTCGTCGATTGCGTCAGTGATCGGGTTTTCGTTGTCCATGGTGATCCTTTCGTTTGCCGGTGTCCGCCGCGGCCGCGAATTTGGCATAGGTCTCCCCCAGCCTGTCCCCATCGTACATCGCGCACCCCCTCGGGATTTCGTCAGCTTTTTGCACACGCATAAAAACAGCGGCTCGCATTTTCTGCAAGCCGCTCGCGGTTGTTTTCGCTATCATAGCATCTTCCGCCGTTTCCTGTGTTCCAGCTGCACGATCAGCTTCTCGCGCTTTTCTTCCGGCCGCTCGTCCACCGTCTGGCGCCCCTGCTCCCGCGCCATGTGGCAGATCGCTGCCGCCATCACCAGGTCGTCGTGCTCTCCGGCCATCGCCTCCGGCCGGTCGTGTTCGTTGCGGGCGAATACCATCATCTCGCCCAGCGTCCACTTGCTTCGCACCAGCTCCGGCACCTCGTCCATCACGCTCCACAGGTTGGCCAGCGCCACCGGCCGCGTGCTTTTGTCCGTCCGCCATCCGTTTGCGTCCATCAGCTTGGCCGCCTTTTTGTCAAACCGTTTCCGGCGGTAGAGGTTGGGGTATGCCCACTCTTCCAGCTTCAGCTCCACGTAGGTTGAAAAGTTGATTTCCACCGCCAGCAGCGCGCCGTTGTAGTATCGCCCCAGGCAGTATAGCTGCCGCGCGTATGCCGGCTCGCTCAGATCCTTCTGCAGCTCCGCGCATTGCCGTCCGTCCGCGTTGTCGATCAGAAACACCGTGAACCGGTCGCTGCCGTCCCCCGCCGTGTCGCATCCGGCCACATACGGGTGCCCGTCCTCCGGCTCCTGCCAGATGCGCACATACCCGTTCTTGTCCTCGCGCCACTCCACGCTCTCCGGCCTTCCGTCGGCCGCCTCGGTGTAGGTAAAATATCCAACATGCTTTGGCTCCTGCGCCCGCTCCCGCAGCCGCTCCAGGCTCTCGTTGTCGAAAAACGGCCGGCCCGTGAACAAAAACGCCTCCTGCGGATTACTCGGGTACTCCTGCCGGAATTTCTGCACGTCGCCGCCGCAGTTTGCCTTGATGCACCAGCGCCGCCATTGCAGCTGCTCGTCGTCCAGCCCATAGTCTGCGCGCATCTGCTCCTCAGTTTCTGTCCATTCCGTTCCCGGCGGCACCGGCCGCCGATAGTCCGGGTCGAGGTACCACGCCAAAAACACCGGCCGGAATGCGTTTTCGCCCGACACCGCGCCGTCCCAGAAGGTTTTGAACTCGTTGTATCCGTTGGCCGTGCTCTCCATCACCACGCACGTGTCCTTGTCGTCCGGCACGGCCTGCAGGATGCCCAACATGTTTTCCGTCATGTTCGGCCAGAACGCACTTTCCGAGCAATGTACATTCCGCAGTGTGAACGATCGGCCCACGCCGCGGCTCCCCGCCGTCACGCATCGGATGCGGCTGCGCAGCCCCGGATTGCGTTTTTTCTCCACTGGGTCTTTTGTTGGATTTTCAAATACCAGCTCCTGCGCATTGCTGGCCTTCAGCATCGGCTTGATCTCCGGCGGCAAATTGTCGTAGAAGAGCTTGTTCATGTTGAACAGGTTCGTCGTCGCGTCCTCCACGTGCGCCACTATCAACGTAAAGACGTTTGCACGCGTCGCGGCATCGGCGAAAAACAGCCCCTCCACCTCCGTGCTGGTGCCCAGCTGCCGCCCCTTCAGGATGATGAGGCGCACGGGCCGCCCGGCAGCGTGTTCTTCCTTGATGATCTGGTACAGCATTTCCTGCGCCGGCTTCAGCCGCAGTGGGATGATGTTCCCCTTCTTGTCGCGGATCTTCAAAAAATGCTCGCAGTATTGCTTTGGGTTCCGGATGTCGATCACTCAAAACTCCCTCCCGTCGTCCGGAAGGCTCTGCAGGAATTCTTCCACGCCCTTTCTCGTTTCGCCTTCCTGCTTCGGTGCCTGCCGGAACATGCCCATGCTCTCGCCGATCTTGCCCAGCGCATTCAGTGCGCCCTTCGCGTCAAAATTCCACGTCCCGTCCGGCACCCATGCTTTCTCGTCGCGGTCCCACTCCAGGTGCGGCACCGCCTCCATGCACCGGTTGTACACCTCCAGCAGCTGGTTGCCCACCCACTCCGGCGTGATCCCCTGCCGCTTGTACAGGTCGATAGCCCGCGCCCGGCGGTATGCAGCGATCTTCGGCAGCTTTAGCATCCGGCTCGCCTGGCTCTCTGCTGTCTTGGCCGAATACCCGGCGCGGATCGCCGCCTCCTTCGGCTGCCCGTCCCGCTCCAGCTCCGCCACAAAGCGTTTTTGCTGCTCGGTCAGCATCCGCTCCAGCTCCGCCAGCGGCAGGTCATAGACGTCCCGCTCGTCACCACGCATCATAAAATCGCCTCCTCAGTCTCGTCAATGTCTCCTGGCTCAGGCCGTACTCCATGCACGTCCGCTCCCACGAGATGTCCGTCGTCAGGTACGCCAACAGCGCCTGTGCGTATTCCGGCCCCGCGGCCGCGCACAAGCGTCGTATTTTGTCCTGCGTCTTTTTCGGCTGGCGCGCGAAATTTCGGCACGCGAAAAAGATTGCCCCCTGCTCGTCGTAGCTCTTGTTCACGCTCCGCAGCCGTTTGAACTCCCGCTTCATAGCCGCAGCCTCTTTCGCCTCGCGCTCGGCCGATCCGGCATGACAGCGCGGACATAGCCGTACCGCAGTCCTGTTTCCTCATCGTCGATAATCGTCTTTTCTTTTATCAGCGCCCCTTCCGGCGCCTGGATGCCGTCCACGTCGCGCACGATCACAGGTTCCGTGTATATCGGTTTTTCCAGTCCGCGCGAGCTGCTCCATTTTTTTGCGTGTGCGTCCTTGCATGCGTTGGATACCATGTAGCGCGCGATCCCGGTGTAGTCTCCCCGGCCGTCGAGCAGGACGTAGCCGCACTGATCCTCCGGCCAGTACCGCGTCACCACTTCCCACGCCGCGCGATCCATCACAAGGTGGTGGTGCATCCGCACCTTTTTGCCTGTGCGCGGGTCGGTGTCGCTGGTCGTCAGCACATAGCGCAGGCTTTTGCCCGTCTCCTTGCGGTATCGGCTGCCGACATTGCGCAAAAATTTGCTCACCTCTTTTTTCGCAGCCTCCATGTTCTCCGGCAGCCGCTCGTCGCTGTACTTCAGCTGCAGCCACAGGTCGCCCGCCCGGAAGTTGCAGTTGATGATCCTCGCCAGACGGCGGACAGCCTCTTTCTCGTTCGCCGCGATCTTCCTCGCGCTGCTGTTGCCGGCGATCCGTTTGGATCTGCTCTTGCGGCCCATGCGCGTCCGTGGCGACACATCCAGGATGCATCGCCGCGTCTCGACACAGCGGCCGGACACGATGTGATACTCCACCAGCTTTCTCATCCTTTCTTCCTCCGTTTTTCAGCCGGCTCTCCCGGCCGCATTTGCTATCGCGCGCACACGTCCGCGACACGGTTGACGTTTTTCAACTTCTCGCGCTCTTCGGCGGCACGCAGTTAAGTTAGCCGTTAAAGGGCCCGGAAAGATACGCGCGCACGCGCGTATAAAATTAAGGTGTTTTTCGCTGTTTCGTTCTCATTTCCGCGGCGCCGGACGCGCCGCAGAAATCAAACCGAAATCTTGCACAACTTCCGCCCCAATTTTTGTACATCTTTATTTCGTATAAATTCATTTTGCATCTTGACTTTATATAAACTCTTTGCTATACTTAAACCATCGAAAGGGAAAACGCGACAGGCCGCGAGGCCGGAAAGGATTACATTATGAGCAAGTACGTTATGCCTATCGGCGCAAAAATCGACGAGAACCTTGAGTGGATCGACGCAGCCGGCCTCCGCCAGAGTGAGCTCGAGGGTATGACCAGCATGAGCGCGGAAGACCTGATCGCCTACGCGGACGCCGTCCCGTCCTGGGACTATGTCGAAGACGGCATGTGGGAGTTCATCGCATACTGGCTCGACCTTGATCTGGGCGACTACGGGTGGGGCGATAGCGGATGCTTCGATCCGGACGCCTTCCTGACTGCTGCGAAGACCGCACTGAAGGCGCGCGAGAGCTGCTAAGTACACACACCAGCCGCCCGGCAGCCGTCGGGCGGCATACCTGAAAGGAGAAGCATATGAAGAAGATCATCAAGGGCAAGCTGTACGACACCGACACCGCATCCAGGGTCGCGGAATGGGAGACCCCAACGAGCACGAGCGACTTCAAATTTTGCCGCGAGACGCTCTACCGCAAGCGCACCGGCGAATACTTCCTGCACGGCGAGGGCGGCGCGCTATCGCGCTACGCCAAGCATGACTACGACGGCATGACGTGGGGCGAGGACATCCTGCCGCTGGCCTACGACACCGCGCGCGGCTGGGCGGAGCAGTATATGGACGTGGATGCCTATCAGGCGGAGTTCGGCGCCGTCGCCGAGGACGACTCGCGCACGGTTATGAGTCTCTCCGTGCGTGCCGACACTGCTGATATGGTGCGCCGCGCCGCTTCCGCTGCCGGCTGCAGCATCTCCGAGTACATCGAGCGTGCGCTGAGAGCGCAGCTTGGAGGCGATACAGATGCGTGATCGTGAGACCGTCATCTACCCCGTGCGCAAATAACCCGCTCTTCAGCCCAGGCAGCGATCCGCTGCCTGGGCATTTTGTTGTCCGTGCGTTATCCGCGGCCGTATTTGTGGTTGTTGCGCGCCGCCAGCGTCAGGCTCGCGTCCGTCACCATCCGCTCGCGGGCGCGCTCAGCGATCCGCCGGTCGCACTCCGCCCGTGCCGCCAGATATGCCTCGCACATCGCGTGGCACCCCGGCCGCCGCTCGGCGCACCCTTTACACGGTCCCGCCGGCATATCCCATTGCCTCCGTCAGCTCGCGGATCTGCTCGCGTGGCTCCAGCCGCCCAATGCACGCCATCCACGCCGGGCAGTCCTCCGCGTCGCACCACATCCAGCGCTTGCATGTCTCAGCCTTCTGGCCCAGCGGCGTGCGCGGCACCTTGCGCTCCCTCCATTCGGCCAGCAACCGCCCGGCCAGCATGCTTTCCAGGTGCCGCACCTCCATCTGCTCCTCCAACCGCCGGATGTGCTCTTCCTTCAGCTCCGCGCGCGTCTTTTCCAGCGCGCGCAGCGCACTTTCCATGTTCTCTTTCGCCTCTTCTGCAGCCGCCCGTTCCGCCGCCAGTGCCTTGCAGGCTTCCGCGCGCCACCACTGCTCCGATTCCAGGTCACGTCTCTCGTCGAGCGCGGCCTTGTTGGCATTTTGCGCCACTTTCTGCCAGTACCGCACCGGCAGCAGCGCACGCATCGCCAGGTGCTTTGCGCACAGCCGTCCGCGCGTGATCTCTTTTCCGCAGAATTCGCACACGTTCATGCTTCTGCCTCCCCAGCCGCGAAAACGTGCGGCTTTTTTATGTATTCGCAGTACGCCTTTTCCAGCATCGCGCCCGGGCTGCCGCGCCAGTCCGGCAAAAACAGCACCGCATCCGCGATGTCGATCATCGCAAAGCACACCCGCATGTAGTCTTGCGCCGCCATCCCCTCCGGCTGCTCCGCCGGGTTGAGTGGGACGCATCCCATTCCGCGCACCGTCTCCGCCGCCCGGCGGAACTTCGCGCGGTATCCCTCGTCTCCCGTGATCTTGCCTGCAATGTAGATCTTGGTCAGTCGTCGTCCCACGCCACCCAACTGGTCATTGCGAGTGCCTGCCACATGGCCGCCGCACTTTCCAGCGTCTGCGCCGTGAACGTCTCCTCCGGTGTGTCGAAGCGCATCACCGTGCCGAGTGCATCCGTCGTTGCCTCCCGCGTCATGGTGACAGCCGCCTGCGCATCCTCCGGCAGGCCGATGATCTGCCGGTCGCGTGCCTGCCACAGCATCGTGCTGCCGTACATCAGCGGCGTCGCCTTGACCGCTCGCGGCCCGTCCACCTGCATCGCCTCGCCCAGGCGCGCCAGTGTCACGTCCAGCATCGCGTGCTGCTCCGTCGACCCCCGCACCGTCACGGCCTCCTCCGTCGGGATCCGCCCGACCATTCGCACGATCTCCGCCAGCAGCTCCCGGCCGTCCGACTGCTGCAGGCTCTCCACCTGCGCGCTGTACGCCCACTTTTCGCCCAGCAGGCTCAGCATGCCCGCCGTCTCGCAGATCAGCAGCGCCCGGTTTTTTGCTTCCTTCGCCGCCAGCTTCGCCAGCCCCTTGTAGTGCATCATTCTTTTCGCGTCCCTTTCCATGCGACTGCATGTAGTATACGTGCTGCTGCACGCTCTTCGGCGTGCGCCCCAGCGCCTCGCCCATCTCCTTGCAGGTCTTTCCCGCGCCCCACATCTCCAGCAGCTTGGTTTCTTCGTCCTGCGTCCAGTCTTTTCGTGTTCTCGGCATTGGTTCTTTCTCCTTCGGTCACCGGAGGTAATCCCCCGGCGTGATAAATTCCGTGCAGCCGTCCCCCCCTGGGCACGGCCTGCGCCGCTTTTCGTGCAGGATGTACAGGCACACCATCCCGACTCCGCGCAGCCCCGTGGCGGACCCGTGGTAGCATTGTTCGCACGTGCTCATAGCTCCACCACATACACGCCGCCGTACCGCCGCCGTTCGCAGCAGCCGCACGTGATCTTTCCGCGCACGTTCCCGGTGTGCTCCACCCGCTTGCCTTCCTGCTTCATCCGCTCTGCGCACGGCACACACAGCAGCATTTCCTGCTTCATCCGTCGTTCTCCTTCCATTCCGCCACCATGTCCACGATCTCCTTACACAGCATGCTCAGCAGCGCGCCCAGCCGCTCGGTCTGGCCCATGTTCTTGTAGCCGTAGCTCTCCCTTTCATCTGCGTCCACGCGGTAGAGCATCAGCTGCTGCGTGTCGTTTGCGTACATTTTTCCGACTTCGTTGTTCAAAAACGCCTCAAATTCTGCGTTCAACGTCGTCCTCCTTTCCCGGGCACCATGCCGGCCGGTACACCGGGCAGTCGTCCGTCGGCCTCCGGCCGATCACCGCGCCCCGCATCCGTCCCTCTGCCATGCACCGCGCCGCCGGGTATCCGCGCGGCCACGTCTCCGTTTTCAGCTGCCGGCATCCGTTGCATCGTTTTCTTCCGTATTCGCGGATCATTTTCCGTACCGCACCACCACGGTCGGCTCGTTCCCGTAGTTCGTGTTCAGCTTTTCGCGCAGCCTCGCCTCCCGGCGCTCCCGCGCGGCCTGCGCGATCGCTTCCATGCATATCGTTTTGCACATACTTTTCTCCTTTCTCCGGCCCTCTTCCGGGCACAGGCAGCGGTGCCTTTCCGCTGCCCGGCCCGCTCTCGCGGAAACAAAAAAAGAGGAGATGTTCCGGGTGTCCTGCACCCGGAAGAAGGCCGGCTTCTCCGATGTATCAGCCTGCTTCTCCGTTCCCGCGTTCCCCCGCGACATTCGCCAGATCACAGCGCGCCCGAAGCTCCCCAGCAATGCACCCGCGATCCGGCGTGTTGTATTTGCACACTTGGTTGCAAGCGCCATCGTCCATTCTCGCGCCGCAGTGGCAATACGGATATTCCCTCGGCATTTTAAGTTGCGAGTTATACGATTCGCTTTCTGCGATTGTTTCTCGCCGCCCGCACACAGAGCACACAAACACGCTAGTCCAATCCCCTTTGCGTAGTAACTTCCACCGCCCATGCACCACCGGCGCAACGTCGGCGGCGGGTGTGCGCCGCACAATGTTTCGAATGAGTTTTTTGGCAGTTCCGATTGTAACGGCGGCTTTTTCATCCTCTGGCGCATCCGGCTTCACTAATGCAAGTGCCGCTTCTCGCTTGATGTATTCATCCATTCCGCGCCATCCTTTCCAGCCAGTCGATTATCTGATCTTCGATCTGAACCCTTCCTTGGTAGAATCCCATAGACATGACATTGCCAACGCTTTCGGCTATAACGTAGTTCTCATCATCGTTCTGTCGCTGTCTTTTTAAGTGCTTAAGCTGGAAACCCAGCGCTGCGTTTTTTGCGGCCAGAATCTTGTTTCCGTACTGTCTCGGGCCAATGTCCGGAGCTTTGTTTACGACATTCTCGATCACTTGCAGCACCCGCAAGACTGTATCAGCATCGCAGACATCTGTGTTCCACATTTTGATGTTTTTATATTCTTCAAGCGTTTTCAGCATCCACTCGCTGCTTATGTAGCGCTCAGCCATTATCCAGCCTCTCTTTCAGCCGCTCCACTTTGCGCCTGCGCACGGAACGCACATCCTCCGCGCAGCAAAACAGCATCTTCATTTGCTCAATCATGATCTCCACGTCGGCGATCTCCTCGGCGATGTTTGCCAGCGAGTATTTGCCACGCAGGTACTTGCACAGCTCTTTCTGTAACTCGCTCATTTCCTCCATCATCACAGCAATCTGCAAAAAAGAGCCGTAGGTGTCCAGCGCTCTCTGCAGCACTTCCGCCTCGCTTATGTGCTCACCCATTCCGCTTCACCTTCTCCCCGAATGCCTCCAGTAGCTTCTCCGCAGCCGCTCGCAGCTTTGTCTGGTTCTCGCCGCTGGCCTTTGCGATCAGCGCCAGCATGTCGTTCAGATTCCCCTGCACGGTGTCAAACACGATCTTGAACTGCGCCACCGTCACGTCGCTCATCTCCAGCTTCCGGCGCGCCTCCTGCAGCTCCAGCTTCAGACCGTCGCGCTCCTTGGCCACGTCCGCCGCGGCGGTTTCCAGCTTTTCCTCTGCAGCCTTGGCCGTGGCCTCCGCCTGCTCGCGCGCCTTTTCTGCCTTCTGCAGCTTCTTCCCCAGCCGCTCGAGCTCTTTCTGCGCAGCCGCCTTTTCTTCCTCGCGTGCCTTGGCCACAGCGCCCTCGTCCACCTGCACGGCCACCTCGACCGGCCGGCTCTCCAGCGTGCGGACATTTTCCTGCAGCGCCCGGATCTGCGCCTGTGTCTCCGCCAGCTCCCGGCGGCGTGCCTCGGCCTCCTGCGCCGCCGTCTCTGCGTCTTTTTTCAGCCGCTCCGCCGCGCCCATCTGCTCGGCCAGCTTTTTCTCGTACAGATCCCGCTCGGCCTCGGCATCCTTCCTCGCCTGGATCAGCTCGTCCAACTCCCGCGCCGACATGTGCTCCACATCGTGCTCCTCGGCGAAGCTCTCCCGCTCGCTTTCCGGCAGCGCGAGCAGCCGCAAAGCATTGGAAATGCTCAAATTATTCAACGTTGGGTAATTTGATTCCGCCCCAAAAAGGGTCTGCTGCTGCGCCCCGTATTCGCGGTACAGCGTCATAAAGCGCGATGCCGTGCTCTGGCTGAACTCCGTCTGCGCCTTCAGGTACGGCAGCCACTCCCCGTGGCCGATCATCTCCTTCACTTCACACAGCCGCCGTCCTATCTCGATGCCGAACCACAGCGTCATCTGCTTTGCCTGCGCCGTCAGGCCGCGGATCTCTGCGCCCACGGTTTCCGGCGTTCGCTTAATATCCAGTTCATTCATGCTGTTTTCTCCTTTGCTTCCGCAATTACCGGCCGCCCCTTCTTGTCTCGGCGGCTGCCGTTGTGTACCCATGCAAGCCACGCATCCAAAAACCACCCATACCGCTCCCCCGGGTCCTGCGCATGGGTATAGCCCTCGTTCTTGTATCCGTGGATCTGGCGGATCGTATCGCTTCCTGTCAGCTCGATGGTCATCCATGGGCGCTCTGGCCGCTTCTCGTGCCGCAGAAACAGGATGGTCGTCTTCCCCTCGATATGGCGCGCGGCATAGCCGCCCACACAGTGGTGCAGCGTCTTGCCCTCGCGCACGATCTCGCTGCCGCCTTTCGGCACCACGATGCGCAAGCCGCTCATGGCAAATTCGTACTTCCGGCACAGCTTCTTGTACCGCTTCGCATAGGCCGCGCTGACCGCTTGGTCTCTGCGCATACCCAGCAGCTCGTCCGCCGCGTCGTGCCGCTCCCGCAGGTCCTTCGGCATGGCCACCGTCGCCTCTGTCAGGTCATAGCCCAGCTCGCGCGCCATGCGCAGATAGTCCACCCACAGCTCCACGCGCGTCTTGGTCTCGGCATATCGTGCCGCCTTTTCCAGCTTCACGCCGGCCGTCTCCGCGCACTCCTTGCACGCTTCCACCATCCGTCCCCCGCCGAGCTGCCGGCAGAGATGGATGTACACGTCCGGCGTCAGCTCCGGCGCGGTCTCCCGCCAGCTTTTCAGCGTCTCAAAGTCTCCGCCAGACTGCAGCCATGCGCGCGCCTCCTGCTTGCTCATTCGCATAAAGTCCGCTGGGTTCGTCGCGCTCCAGTCCAGCGTCTGCCGGTTCTTCAGGCTGTGCACCACAAGCTGTGTCACCGCGCCGGCGAGGCCGAGCTTCACGGCCATTTCGATCTGCGGCCACATCGCGTAGGCAGCCAGATACGTCACAGCCCAATTCACCGGCTCTTCTTCCCAGCTTTGCGCGATCTCATAGCGCATCCAGTCCTCGATCTGGCAGTAGCGCCACGCCTTCGTCTCACTCAGCGCGTCCGTGCCGATCACAGTATAGTCGCCCTGATAGCACGCCCAGCCCATCATGTTCGGTTGAAACGGCTCGGATACCGTCGTCTTCGCCTTCCAGTACGGCAGCGTCCACTCTCCGCAGCACCACTCCCGCGTACGCACCCACATCTGCACCGTCCCCGGCGCGAGATAGTAGGCTTTCTGCCCCCAGCAGTTCATGTCGTAGTAGATGCCCCCATAAATCAGGTCCTTTGTGTAGCTGATCTCGATCTGCATCGCCTCGATCAGCAGTGCCTCGCCGGCCCTGCGCAAAAACGCAACGTGCGTTTCTTCCCGTAGGGAACGCATCTGCTCGCCGTATTTGCCGATTGCATTCCACACGGCCACCTGCCCGCAAAACGGGCAGTTTCCCTCGCTGCCGTGCTTCGGCCCGCGCTTGCCGATGATTCCATGCTGGCGGCAGCACGTTGCCCATACCTCGCGTTCGTTGCCATAGGTCTCGAAAAACACGTGCGGCGTGAACAGATCGTGCACTGCGTCCTCTTCGGCCTGCGTCGGATAGTCCCAGAACTTCCCCAGGATCTCCTTGTGCCGCTCCGGCGGCAGGTTGCATTTCAGATACCGCATGGCTCACACCCCGAAGAAGTCGTCCAGCTTCAGCAGCAGTCCCTCAGGCTTCGCGTCGTCGCTGCACAGGCGCACGCGCATCGTCGTTTCGATCTCCGCGCCCGGGAAGTAGAACTGCACCGCCTTGCGGTACGCCTCGATGTCCGATATGCTCCCGCCCACGCCTTTGGCCACGGCCTGCACACACTCCGGGAAGCTCCCGCCCTGCGCCACGGCCTGCGCAAACTCGCCGTCCTCTTCGCAGAACTTCTCCAGCGCCTCGCGCACGGCCGGCGCCATGGCGCGTTCCTTGTTTCCGCTCAGTCCCTTGTCATCGCGCAGCCGCTCGATGGCTTTCTCGTAAAATTCGTTCATAGGCACATCTCCTCTTGCCTTTTTCTCGTGTCAGTCATTCCTCGCGCCGAGTGCGAGCTGCCCGGCGGCATACAGCTCGTACACCGTCCGGCCGCGATCATCTGCCATATACGGCAGGAAGATCTGCTGCATCGGCACATCACAGGATTCGATCAGCGCCATTTGTGCCAGCACCCAGTCGCGCACGTTCCGCCACGCGGTCATTTCTGCCTGCTCTCGGTCGGCCTTGATCTTCTGCGCGGCGAACACTCGCAGCGTTCCGTCTACGGCCGCCGGAAGGCGGAAGCCGCGCGGCCCCGCCGGCGTGTCGATCCCGAACGCGATTGCCTGAGGCTTGCCATTATCGTAGTCAATCATGATCTTGGTGGCGCCGTGGCGTGCAAGCGCGCCTTGGATTTCTCCGATGGACGTATATGCATCCACTTTTGTCGTGTAGTTTTTGATTGCCATGTCCCCAACACCTTCTCCACTTACAGCTCGCGCCGGTTCCACCGCGTCTCGGCGATCCCCGCGCTCGCGCTGTATCCGCTCATCAGTCTGCATTCCGCGTTCTCGCACTGCACCCAGTACGCCGCGTGTTCGGCGTCGCCGGTCCTGTGCATCCGCGCTCTCGCCCCGCAGCACGGGCACCGCTTCAGGTACATCCGCCCGAGCCTCCTCACAGCCCCGCGATCACGGCGAAGTTATCCTCCGGGCTGCCGCACACGCATTCGGCTGCGGCCTTCAGTGTGTCCAATCTGTTCATCGTTTTTTATCCTCCTATGATGTCGATCTCGTACTCTTCCCGCAGCACACGGATCAGGTCGGGCGCGGAGACATACCCGTCGCGCACGCTCTCGCTCAGCGCCTCGACCTCTCTCCAGATGCGCTGCAGCTGCTCGGCCTCCATTCCTTCCTTGTCCAGCAGGGCCGTAAAAAAGATCGCCAGCGTCACGCGGCAGGCATCCGCCGTCGCCGTGTCCTTTGCGCGCTGCACGTCCGCCTGTGTCGCCGGTCTCCGGCGCGGGTTAATCCGCTTTGGCATCGTCAGCCCTCCTGTTCCACGCATGCCGAGCTTCGGTGAACGGCTCATCCGTAAAAGCTGCCCGGAACTTGAAACTGGTTTTACATTTTGCGCAGGTCAGGCCAAGAGTAATAATTTTCTTTCCGTAGTTGCACTGCACTGAGGTTGGCCCATCGATTTCTCCGCCGCAAAACGGGCATGGTTTGAACTCAATTTCAGCCATTGCTCACACCCCCGCGTCCCGCAGCGTCTCCTGCAGGAAGCTCAGCTGCTGCCGCAGGTCGTCGATCGTGCGCTCCTGCTTTGCCATCGTGCCTGAAAACCGCAGTGCCTTCTTCTGCTCCTGACAATAGCGTTCCTCCGCTTTCTCGCGCAGCTCATGCTCCTGCTCGGCGTAGTCGCACAGCTTGCTCACCGTGTACCGTGCCGCCGGCGAAAAGTCCGCGCTCGAGCGCGGCCGTCCCAGCATCTCCCGCGCCTTGCTGATCGCTTCCGCGCCCTGCATCACGCCACCCCCAGTGCCTTAAAAACCACGTGGAACAGCCATCCCATCAAGCACCCTCCCGCGAGGAAGCTCGCGCAGACAATGCCGTCCTCAACCCCCCATACGATGTACTTGCGTACCTTAGCCTTCGCCTTCGGGTCGCCGAACACCTTCATCACCATTCACCCCCGAACGCGCGGATCGCTTCTCCCGCGCACCGCTCGCAGATGCGCACGCCGCGCACCTCCTTCGCGTCCGCGTCCCCGCAGAACACGCACCCCGGCGCATACTTGCGCAGGATGATCGTGTCGTCCTCTGTGTAGATCTCCAGCCTGTCCTTTTCGTGGATGTCCAGCACGCGCCGCAGCTCGATCGGCAGCACGATCCTGCCCAGCTCGTCCACCCGGCGCACGATCCCGGTTGCTTTTTTCATGTCGTTTTCCTCCTCTTGATATGTTCATGGTTTGTCCCGATAAAATGCCGCGGCGGTGAAAGATGTCCAAAAGGCCGCCGCGGCCGCAAAAGGGATGTGTGAGGTTCGCGCACCACACCGCGCCCCTCAGTTCCGGCGCAGAAAAGACTCCGCGCCGCAGCTCAGGTCTTCACCCGGCAAAGTCCACCACCAGCTCCGTCTCGCTGAAGGTAAACGGCGCCTGCGCCGCCCTCTCCGGCTCTTCGTCCAGATAGTTCTTGCCAAACACCATGCGGAACTGCTCCCGGTTCCATCCCTGCTCCCGCATGGCCTTCTCCTGGCCGTAGCGGTGCAGCCGCTCGGCGGTCTCGCCGCTCTGGTGCGCCGCTTCCGGCCCGAAGATGTGGCACCGCTCGTGGCACAGATACACCGTCAGCCCGAACTTGTCGGATAGCTTCCGGTTCGCCCCGCCGAAGATGTGGTGCACATCCAGCGGATCGTCCGCGCCGTTCCTGCCGCACAGCCAGCATCGTTTTTCTTCCATCATTGTGCCTCCTTCAGCGCCTTGTCGCCGCGTCTTGCCGCGTTTTGAAAGATCTGCTCACACACGGCCTGCGCCTGGCGCTTCCGCCGCTCGATCTCTTCCTTGCTTGTCCCGGCATAGGCGTCATCGTGGAATCGCACCGTCGCGCCGTTGATCTTCATTTCCTTCACCATCGCCATGTGCTTTCCCCTCCTCTGTGCATCCTATGCCCGTGCCGCCTGTCCGCTTTACGACGCGCGCTTGCTGTGCTCCAGCGCCATCGCCAGCCCCTCTGTGAATGCGCAAAGCTGCGCCTTCTGCATCTCGTCCATGTTCTGCATCATGACCGCCAGCCGCTCGATGGTTTTCTGCTCGTTCTTTGTCAGCATTGTTGTCACCTCCTTGCAACGGTGCGTTGCATTGATTTGCGTTTCTATTGCAATAATAAGCAAGGTAGACACATTTGTCAAGACTTTTTTGTGTTTATTTTGCATTTTTTTCGTTGACGGATAGCAACGTCTGTGCTATTCTTGATTCGCAAGGAGGTAAATGCATGGGAAACAGAATAAAAGAGCTGCGGCAAGCGCTTGGTTTGACACAGCAAGAATTCGCGGACAGGATCGGCGTGAAACGCGGCGCGATTGCCAATTATGAAATTGGCCGCAACGCATCCGATACCGCAGTCGCCTTAATCTGCCGCGAATTCGGCGTCTCCGAGCGCTGGCTGCGCACCGGCGAGGGCGAGATGTTCGTCCAGATCTCGCGCGATAAGGAGGTCATGCGCTTCGTCGGCGAGGTCATGCGCGGCGAGGAAGATACCTTCCGTCGCCGTTTCCTTCTGGCGCTGGCCCGTCTTCCGGAAGAGCGCTGGGCCGACATCGAGGACTTTGCCCGGCAGATCACCGCGGAAAACACGAAAGAGGAGCAGGATTGATTTCCTGCTCCTCTTTCTTTGCTTATTCTTTGCTTATTCACGCTGCGCGCAAAAATTCCAGCGTCAGCTCCATCGACCGGCTGTCGGCGATATCCAGCAGCCGCTCGATCTCGCGCCGTAAGTACATCCTCCATTCCTCGTCTGTCATAGTTCATCCTCCCATAGCTTCTCCACAGTCGTTTCGAGCACCCGGGCAATCTTGATCGCCGTCACCACGTTCGGCAGCCGCCCGCGTTCCACCTCGCTGATCGTTGTCTTCCCGCATCCCACCTTTCTTGCCAGCCACCGCTGGCTCATACCGAGGTATTCTCTGTATTCTTTCACCTTGTTTCCCATTTCGTGTTATCACCATATCATAAAGTGTCGGCTCTGTGTGCTTTTTGGCCCGAAATCAGTCCGTTTTCCCCTTTTTCTGGACTTTCACGCTTTTATATGGTATACTGCACGCAGTTGACCGCGAGAATAGCTTGCCACATCGCGGCCAAAATATGAAACGCCCGTGTCCCGCGGGCGAACGAAAGGAGCCAGATCATCATGCGCGAATCACGCGCCTCTTCCCCCGAAGTTTGCCGCAGGCCCTTTCCATGGAGCTCCGTCACCATCGGCGTCCTGTTTGTCCTGTGTGCCGTGCTTTCCGGCTTGCTGGCTTTGCAATCCGCGCGTCTGCACCGTGAGCAGGAGCGTCTCGCCGTCGCGAACGACACGATCGAGTTCGCGCGCAGCGAATTTTCCAACGCGGACGACGAGGTCGCGCGCTACCGGTCAGCCGCTCTCGGGTACTACGCAGAGCACGGCGGCACCTACATCATGCCTTATGATTATTCGGCAGGCTTTGAAGGGTACTGCAAGCGTCACCCAATCCCGGCCCCGCTGCTCGATCTCGGCTCGTGAGGTGTCTCTATGGATTTTGATACCGCTCGTCAACTGCTCGTCGAATACGATGATAAAGAAACACGCCGCCGCATCCAGCGCCGCATGTCACCGGCCGAGCGCCGCGCCTACCGCGAACGGATCGCCGAAGCCGAGGATGTCTATCATCTCGGGAAATTTACGCACGAGGAAGATCTCAGCGCCATCAAATCCCTGCGTTCCTGCCTCTGGTGCATGGCGCTCTCCGGCTCTGTCTGCGTCGGTGTCGCTGTTTACAGCGTTATGCCCGTTCTGTGGCTTGTCCTCTCCTGCGCTGCCACCGCCTTCGCCTGTCTCGTCGGCATGCTGTTTCTGATTACGTGGCTCTCCACACTGGCTGATGTCTCCATTCTTCCCCGCTGGCTTCTTTATGTTGCCTCTTTCGCAGCTCCACTGCTGTTCTGGATTGTAATAAATCTGTTTTCATGACAGTGCGCCGCTGCTTTAGCAAAGCAAGTCCGACCCACTGCTCGACACTTCCTCGTGATGCGAAAGGATGATACATATGGGATATCGCTACTGCGCATATCTGCGCAAAAGCCGTGCCGACTCAGAAAACCGCCTCGCTACCGACACCGAGATCCTCGCCCGTCACGAGCGTCTGCTCGTTGAGACTGCGCGCCGCCGCGGCATGGCAATCAGCGCCGTTTACCGTGAGGTCGTCTCCGGCGACAGCATTTCCGCCCGTCCGGAGATGCAGCGGCTCCTCACAGATGTCATGGCCGGTATGTGGGACGGCGTCTTTGTCGTTGAAGTCACGCGCCTCGCGCGCGGCGACACGATCGACCAGGGAGTCGTCGCACAGGCATTCAAGTATTCTGACACGAAGATCATCACGCCCGACAGGGTGTATAACCCGGCCAGCGATTCCGATGAGGAGTATTTTGAATTCGGCCTTTTCATGTCACGCCGGGAATACAAGATGATCAACCAGCGCCAGCAGCGCGGCCGTCTTGCTTCCATCAAAGAAGGAAAGTGGATCAGCAACATCGCGCCCTATGGTTACACGCGCGTCAAGCTCGACAAGCAAAGGGGGTGGACGCTCCAGCCTGACGAGCGCGCGCCTGTCGTGCAGGACATTTACCGCTGGTTCACGAGCACGGATTCTCCCCGGCTCGGCGTTCCGAAGATCGTCCGCCGTCTGAACGAATCCGGCATTCCTTCCGCCACCGGCGGCAGCTGGACAAATTGTGTCGTGCGCGGCATTTTATCCAATCCGACGTATGCCGGCTTCGTCCGCTGGGGCAATCGTGCCAGAAAAAAAACATACCGCGACGGGCAGCTCACAGTTTCCCGCCCACGTGCACGTCCCGGAGAAGCCATGCTTTTCCCCGGCTTACACCCTGCTATTGTGGATAAAGTCACCTTTGACTTGGCGCAGGCACAGCTCGCAAAGAACAAATCGCACCCCGGGCCGAAACAGGTTCCTATGAAAAATCCGCTTTCTGGCCTTGTCATCTGCGCCGACTGTGGCCGCGCCATGGTTCGGCGCCCATACCAGTCCGGCCGGCAGCCCACGCTCCTGTGCCCGTACACGGAGTGCCACAATGTCGCGAGCGATTTGTGCGACGTCGAGCAAACGATTCTGGATTCCATGCGGCTCTGGCTTGCAGACTTCGAACGTTCATCTGACGCCATGCCTGACGGCCGCGAGGAACTGGATTCCATTCACCGCACCATCGCCGAGCACGAGAAAGCACTCGGCACACTATCCGCACAGCTCAACCGCGCGTACGATCTCGTGGAGCAGGGTGTATACACGCCAGATGTTTTCCTCGCGCGCAGCAAAGCCATTTCGGAAAAGCAGGAATTCCACAACGGAAAAATTCTGGAGCTCGAGCGCGAGCTTTCCGAGCGCGAGCTTGCCATATCATCGCGCTATGAGATTGCGCCAAAAATGCGTCACGTCCTCGATGCTTACCCCCTCGCCACCACGCCGAAAGAAAAGAACGCTCTCCTTAAGAGCGTCCTCGAAAAGGTCGTGTATAAAAAGGCCCAGCGCGACCGCTGGGGCGGAAATGGCATGCAGCTGGAGCTGTTCCCCCTGCTCCCGCATTTTTAATAATTTTCATTTATAGTTCGAAGGACCACATTCTT